ACGGGAACGCCTACGCCGTGATCGAGCGCGACGCGGTCGGCCGCGTGGTCGGCCTGCACAAGTTGCGAGCGGACTCGGTCGAGGTCTCGCGCGGCCCTGACGGGATGCCCGTCTACTCGTACACCTCGGCGCGATGGGGTGGATCGAAGAGCACCGATCAGGTGTGGCAGGCGTACGACATCTTCCACCTCCGCGCGCCGAGCCTCGACGGTCTCCTCGGCGAGACCCCGATCTACCTCGTGCGGAACATCATCGGCGTGGAACTGGAGGCCGAGAAGTTCGTCGCCTCGTTCTTCCGCAACGGCGCACGGCCGGCGGGCCTCATCAAGGTCACGGGGACGCTCACCGAAGAGGCACTCAAGCGGCTCCGCCAGTCGTGGCAATCGATCACGGGCGGCGCGGAGAACGCCGGCCGCGTGGCGATCCTGGAAAGCGGCTACTCGTGGGAGAAGGTCTCGGTCGATCCCGAGGAAGCGAAACTCGTCGAGTTGCGCTCGTTCTGTCGGTCGCAGATTGCGGCCGCTTTCAATGTCCCGGTGCACATGGTCGGCGACGCGACGAAGACCTCGTACGCGAGTGCCGAGCAGGCCGATGCCGAATTCGTGAAGCATTGCCTCGCGAACTGGGCCTCGCGGTTCGAGGAGGAGTGCGCGCGCAAGCTCGTGCGCGACGGCGAGCCGATCGAGACACATATCTCGTTCGACGCGCTCCTCCGAGGCGATCTCGCGTCGCGATTCGCGGCGTACTCGACCGCGCTCAACAATGGCTTCCTCACGATCAACGAGGTGCGCGAGCGCGAGAACTACGCGCCGATCGACGGCGGCGATGCGGCTCGCGCGCCCGTGAACCTGGCGATCGTCGATCCGAACGCCGGCAAGGCGGGCGACCAGTCGCCGCTCACGGCCCCGGCTCCCTTGCCGGCTACGGCCCCGACCGCTCGGGACTCGAAGGGCCGCTATGCGAAGCGCAAGTCAAAGCGGCTCGCCGACCTCTCGCCCGAGGTTCAGGAGTGCGTGAGCGGCAAGATTGGGAAACTGATCGACGAGGGCTACGATCAGGATCAGGCCGTCGCGATCGCGATCTCGATGTGCACGGAGGCCGATGGTGGCTGACTCCTTCGAGCCGAACGCCGGGATGCGCGAGGAGGCCGAGCGTGGCCTCGCGTGGCGGCGCGAGCACGGGCGAGGCGGTACGGAGGTCGGGGTCGCCCGAGCGCGTGACATCGCCAACGGGCGCGCGCTCTCGATCGACACGGTGCAGCGCATGGCCTCGTACTTCGCGCGGCACGATGTGGACAAGCAAGGCCAAGGATGGGCACCCGGCGAGGAAGGCTTCCCGTCGGCCGGCCGTATCGCGTGGGCACTCTGGGGAGGCGACGCGGGCCGCTCGTGGGCCACGAACATTCTGGAGCGCGTAGACCGCGCAGGAGGCGACATCATGGAGCGACGCTACGGGCAGGCGATGGAAGTGCGTGCGGACGATGGCCGGGAGATCCTCCGCGGCTACGCGAGCGTGACCGAGACACCGTATCCCATCGGATACGCCCACGAGATCATCGTGCGCGGCGCGTTCGAGCGGACGCTCCGGGACAAGCCCGATGTCGTGGCCCTCTGGAACCACGACACCTCGATGCCGATCGCTCGCACGACGGCCGGGAGCCTGCGGCTCCTCGAGGACGAGCACGGACTCATGGTCGAGATGGAGCCGATTGACACCCAGGTCGGCCGGGACGCTCGCGTCGCGGTGCGCTCGGGCGTGGTCTCGGCGATGTCGTTCGGCTTCATCGTGCGCTCGGATCGCTTCGAGGAGCGGGACGGCAAGGTGCACCGGATGATCGAGGATCTCGAACTCCACGAGGTCTCGGCCGTGACCTTCCCGGCGAACCCGGCTACCGACCTCGTGGTCGATCGCCGCTCGTTCGACCTCTGGACGGCGAGCGCGCCCGTGCCGGCGATGGTTCGTCGGCGTATCTGGCTTGGCCCCAAGCGTTGACCTTCGACACTCAAAGATGCGAGGATAAGGATATGAGCGAGACTCGACACCGCGAAGCGTTCCTTCGCTACCTCTCACGCGGCCCTGCCGCGATCAGCAGCGAAGACGCGCGCACGCTCCACGAACAGCGTGGCGTGCAGACCGCGAGCCTCACACCCGAGGCGTGGGCCTCGTTCTTCACCGAGTCGATGCAGACCTCGTGGGTGCTCGGTCGCGTTCGCAAGGTCGATGTGACCTCGAACAAGTTGACCGTCACGCACTACAACGAGAATATCGAGACGCAGGATCGGATCTCGTACGATCAGGAAGGCGCACGCGCGGACATCAACGGCACCTTCGAGTTGCCGAGATGGAAGAAGTCGGGCGGATCCGTTCCGACGAACTACGACCTCGAGTACGAGAGCCGAGCGATCACGCTGCACGATGTCGGCGTGAACATGATCGTCTCGAAGGAACTGATCGAGGAATCGATCGGGAGCGTGAGCGCGGAGACCGTGCTTCGCGACTTCCTGATCCGGAAGCTCCAGACCGAGATCGAGCGACAGATCCTCGTCGGCGATCCGTCGATCAACACGAACTCGCGCAAGGAGATGCAGGGAATCTGGAACTACCCGCTCTACAAGGCTCCTTCAAGCGTCTACGCCGAAGGGAATCAGGTCGTCGATGATGCGAGCGGCGCGTCTGGCGGCGTGATCTCTGGGCTTCCTCGCCTTGAGATCGTGAGCCGGATCATCCGTCCGTCCTCGTACGGTAATGCCGTGTGGGTCGTGGCGCGCGCCGCGTCGATCTCGGAAGTGTTCATCACGAGCGGAGTCGGCAGTAATCACTCGATGCAGACTGGAGCGTCGGACTCGTACGGCTCGCTCTTCAATCGACCGATCTACGGGATGCCGTACACGAACTACCAAGGCGAAGCAGACGCGACGGGCGACCGTCTCGCGCTGCTCGTCGATCTTTCGAAGTATGTGCTCGCGATGCACACGAGCGGCCTCCAGGTGGAGCGTCTGAACGAAGTGCGCGCAGCGACCGGACAAGTCGTGCTTCGGGCATCCGTCCGCGTGGGCGGGAACATGATCGACCCCAAGTCGCTCATCTGCCTGAAGGCCAACTAATCACCAACGCCACAAGGAGGCAACATGAACGGTGATAATTACAAGGGACTCGTCGAGAAGATGGGTGCCCTCTACGCGGAGATGCAGGAGATCGTCGCTGGAATGGAGGGCGCGACCGAAGAGGACGCGGCCAAGATGCAGGACAAGTACGAGGAGAAGAGCAAGCAGTACGACGCTCTCGCCAAGCGTCGCGACATGATCGCCGACCTGAACTCGCGCGCCGCCAAGAGCTCGCACGGCGTGGTCGTGGTCGAGCGTGAGGCTCCGGCCCGCGTCGAGACTCGCTCGTTCGCTCCGCAGATCGGCGAGCAGTACGAGGCTCGGTTCGCCGACTACCTGAAGAACGGCCACCGCCGCGACTTCGACACTCGCGCGATCGCCGCAGGCTCGGGCGACGGCCAGTACCTCCCGTCGGCCGGCTTCTACGCGCAATTGCAGAAGAGCGTCGAGTTCGAGACCGCGATCTACAACCTCTGCCGCAAGATCGATGTCGGCAACTTCACGACCAACTTCACGCTCGAGGGCGACTTCCTCTCGACCGAGATCGACGGCGAAGGTTGGGCCGGCGAAGCGGGCTCGGTCGATGAATACACGCCGACCTTCACCAACAAGACCTTCACGGGCAACTCGCTGCGCCGCGTGGTCAAGGTCTCGCGCGAACTCGTGCAGGACGCTCCTGCTCGCGGTGCTGACTTCAGCGTCGAGAGCATGGTCGCGCAGCGCATGGGTCGCCTCTTCGGCCAATCGATCGAGTACCAGTTGTGGCACGGCAACGGCACCAACAAGCCGGAAGGTCTGAAGAACGCCACGCTCGGCACCGCTACCACGCTCGCGACCGACGGCACGATCACCTCCGACGAACTCATCGACTGGGTCTACAGCCTGCCGATGAAGTACCTGAAGAGTCCGTCGTGTGCGATCGTCACGAGCCAGTCGTTCCTGACGGCCGTCCGCAAGTTGACCGAGAAGGTCATCGGGTCGGCCGGCCACTTGAGCGTGCCGTACCTCTGGGAGCCTTCCTTCCAGGCGGGCACGCCCGACCGTCTGCTCGGCATCCCGGTCTATGTCACTCCGTGGGCACCTGCTCTCGGCAATGTCAACGACCAGATCCACGCGGTGATCGGCGACTTCCAGCACATGGTGGTCGCGCAGCGCACGGGCATGAGCGTGCAGGTGCTCAACGAACTGTACGCCGGCAACGGCCAGATCGGCTACCTCGGCGAGATGCGCCTCGACGCGAAGGTCGTGCGCTCCGATGCCTTCCGTGCTCTCAAGGATGACAACACCTGAGGGGGCAAGGGCTGAACTAGCCACCCACGAGGGCGGGCCGCAAGGCTCGCCCTCTTCTTTTCGGAGCACACATGAGAGTCCACATCCTGAAGACCTTCTCGACGAGCACGAGTGCGTTCGCCGCAGGGATGCGCTGCGAGATTCCAGATTCCGACGCGGCGCGATACATTGCGTCCGGCTTGGTCGAGCGCGACGAGCCGAAGATCGAGACTCCCGAGCGTGGCCGTGTGCGGCTCCGCAAGGCGACGAAGGAGGCGAGCGATGCTGGCGATTGATGGTGCGACCTACCTCTCGAATGTCGAGGCCACCTCGCCGGCGGTCGAGCCTGTCACGCTGTCCGAGGCGAAGGCGCACTTGCGAGTGACGCACACGGACGAGGACTCGCTCATCACCTCGCTCATCGTGGCGGCTCGCAACTATGTCGAGGGACTGGCCAATCGGCCGCTCGTGAATCGCACTTATACGCTCAAACTCGATCGCTTCCCGCGCGGCTACGAGATCATCCTCCCGGCCGGCAAGGTCTCGGCGGTCTCCTCGATCACCTATGTGGACACGGCGGGCGCGACGCAGACCTTGAGCGCGGGCGCGTACACGCTCGAAGGGCAACGGCTACCCGGCTCGATCGTCATCAACCCGAGCACGATCTCGGCGTGGCCGAGCACGCGGTACTACACGGGCATCTCAAGCGTGACGATCGGCTATTCGGCCGGCTACGGCGCGGCGGCGTCCAATGTCCCGCAGGCTCTCCGGCAGGCCGTGCTGATGTCGGTCGCGTATTGGTATGACATCGCCCGCGAGACCGGGAGCGAGACCGCGCTCACCGAAGTCCCGCACGGTGTCGAGTCGCTCGCTCGGATGTTCTCGATCCCGAGGATGGCATGAGGCGAGTCCGCTCCGGCTTGATGCGTACCCCGTTCCTCGTGCTCAACCGCACGACGGATCTCGACGAGTTCGGCTCGCTTGAGCCGTCATTTCTAGGCGTTGGCACCGTGGTCTGGGGCTACCTGAAGGGGACATCCGCTGCCGAAGGTGTCGAGCGCGAGAAGGTCACGCACCAACGCTCCTACGAGATCATGATGCGCGAGAAGGATTCCGCGCTCCTGTCGGTGACTTCCCGCCTCCAGTCGGATAGGGCCACCTTCGAGATCATCGGCATCGAGCAGTACGACGCGCGGCAGCAGACCGTGACCGTGACCGTGCGGGAGGTGGCGTGATGTCGCAACCGTTCTTCGAAAGCGTGAACCTGTCCGGCGGGAAGGAACTCGTCGCGGCGTTCAAGAAGCTCGACGAGAACCTCAAGAAGGCGATGATCGAGCGCGTGGCGACTCGGACGCTCGAACGCATCGCCGCCGCCATGCGCTCCGAGATCAACTCGCTCACTACGAACACGGACAAGGGATTCCCCGGCGATCGTCTCTGGCCGTACATGAGGCGTGGTCGCATGGTCTCGCCAGGTCTCGCGCGCTCGAAGGTCTCGACGGCGATCGCCGTGATCCCGCTCGGCTCGAAGCAGCGTCGGCTCTACATCGGTCGCCGTATCGGCGTGACCGGGAAGAGCGGGGCGTTCTACGGCCGGCTCATCGAGAAGGGCTTCTCGATCGTCCGCAAGGGCCGGATGCGCGGATGGGTGAAGGGCAAGAAGGACATCCCCGGCAAGTGGATCTTCTTTCGGCTCTTCAAGCGGCTCAAGCCGGGAGCCGAGGCTTCGGCGGTGCAGGAGTTCACGGACTTCATCAACGAGTGGGGCCGGATCAAGTCCGCACCCAGTAAGGATCAATCGTG